AAACAATTTAAATTTGAAACAGAAGAAGATTTGCTTGAGTCATTCATTTCCGTATGGGAGTCAGAATCCCCCGACATCGTGACTGGATGGAATGTCCGTTTCTTCGACATCCCATATCTTGTAAATAGGATTACAAATGTGCTTGGGGAATCTGATGCCAAGCGTCTGTCTCCGTGGAAAGTCATTAAAGAACGAACGGTCAGAAAGATGAATCGTGAGAATCAAACTTACGAAATTGTCGGTGTGGCCACTCTTGATTATTATGAACTCTACCAATCATTCACTTATGTTAATCAAGAATCTTATCGTCTTGACCATATTGCATTCGTAGAATTGGGTGAGAATAAACTGTCGTATGATGAGTATGACAGTATGTCAACATTCTACAAGAATGATTTCCAAAAATTCATTGAATACAATGTGAAGGATGTTGAACTTGTTATCGGTCTAGAAGACAAGATGAAGTTGATTGAACTTGCAGTGTCTCTTGCATATGCCGCAAAGGTAAACTACAACGATGTGTTTGGCCAGGTGCGTGTGTGGGATTGTATTATATACCATTATCTTATGGAACATAATATTGTAATCCCACCAAAGAAGACAAGTAAAAAAGATGAACAATACGCAGGCGCATATGTGAAAGACCCCATCACTGGTATGCACGATTGGGTATTATCATTCGACTTAAACAGTCTATATCCGCATCTTATTATGCAATATAACATTAGTCCAGAGACAAAGATAGAACAGCAAAAAGATTACATGATTACACCCAATGGTGTTCTTGGAGAACAATCTGAGCATTTTAAGAAGGCACTCAAATCACACACTGATAACGATTATTCAATTGCCGCAAACGGAACTTGTTACACAAAAGAACATCAGGGATTTCTTCCTGCTCTTATGGAGAAGTTATACAAAGAGCGTAAGATGTATAAGGGTAAGATGATTGAAGCACAGAAACTTCAACAAGAAATTCCAAAGATGAATATGCCGTCATTAGGTAAACATGCTCTTAACGAAAAATGTAAAAAAGATATAACAAAGTATAATAACTTCCAGTTGGTTCGTAAGATTCAGTTAAACTCTGCGTATGGTGCAATTGGTAATGAATGGTTTCGTTACTTTGATGTTGATATGGCAGAAGCAATCACATTGTCTGGTCAACTGAGCATTCGTTGGATTGCAGACAAATTAAATGAGTTTATGAATAAAACGATTGGAACAGAAGATTATGATTATATTGTCGCTAGTGATACAGATAGTGTGTATTTGCGGTGTGGGAATCTTGTGGATAAACTTTGTGGGGGTAAGACGAAGCCGCAGGTGGTGGACTTCCTCGACAAAGCGTCCGAAGAAATAATTATACCTTTCATCAAGAAGCAATATGATGAACTTGCAAAAATGATGAATGCATACGAAAACAAGATGGTGATGGACAGAGAATGCATTGCAGACAAGGGAGTCTGGACTGCAAAGAAACGATACATGATGCGGGTGCATGATTCTGAGGGTATTCGATATAGCGAACCAAAACTGAAAATCATGGGAATAGAAACTACTCGTAGTTCCACACCACAAGTTGTTCGTAATGCATTGAAAGAATCAATTCAATTAATTCTCACATCAGACGAGGACACATTAATTGAATTCATTGAAGACTTCCAAAATAAGTTTCTCAAATTACAACCAGAGGAGATTGCTTTTCCAAGAGGTGTGAATGGAATGAAGAAGTATTCTGACAAGATATGCATATATCAAAAGTCTACGCCAATTGCCGTGAAGGGTTCTTTGATTTATAATCATTATCTCGATAAGTTGAAACTAAACAAGAGGTATCGGAAAATAATTGACGGGGATAAGATTAAGTTCTTACACTTAAAGTCGCCTAATCCATTGGGTGGTGTCGCAGGAACCGACCAAGTTGTTGCTTTCCCAAACAGTCTTCCGAAGGAATTTGAATTAGAAGGGTTTATCGATTACGAAACTCAGTTCTCTAAATCATTCCTAGAACCTATCAAGAGGATATTAGAGAAGATTGGGTGGCATCACGAACACGTTTCAACACTAGAGGAATTTTTCGTATAATTAGTATTGACTTTTTAAAAATTCAATATACAATACTCTGTAACTGAATCAGTAAGTATCACATATAGTGGACTGCTAGATTCGACAACAACAAAGGAGGCTAACCATGCCAACAATTTTTAATATCGTCCCAGAAGACCTTCCATCTACCAGAAAAATAATATTTACAGATGGTGTTACTCATCTTAGAACTGAAAAAATTAAGTTCGATGACATTCTAATTGATGTAGATAAGTCATCAAAGAAAACCAACAATGCAAGACAAGGGGATGAAGATGGTAAGCATATCGCCGACCTTCGACATTCTTTTTCTAATGGTGTGGATATAAACATTCCGCCACCTGCCGTTGAGTTGATAGACCCTATGGTAGAAGTTGATGGTATCTATAAGAAATATAGATTATTGTCTGGTCATCATCGCCTTGCCGCTATATGTGAACAAACAAATAGTTATGTGTTTGATGTTTATAAAATTAACCCTGCTAATGCCAATATGGCGAGAATTTCGTTTCAACTAAAATGCAACATTCATAATCCACAGAAAAAGTCTTCAAATGAAGACATTTGTTCAAACGGAAGCATTTTGCTTTTAGAAAATAAATTTAATGGTAAAGATGGAAAACTTTCTGAGGATTTGATTTCCGATTGGGTAGAAGAAGTGGGTGCATATAAGAAAGGAACCAATACAAATAAGTCATTGGTTACAAGGATATGCAACAAATCTGATGTTCATCTTCCCTACAAAACATATCCAGACAGAAGTGCGGTGCGATGGATGAAAGAGACTCTGCCAAACTGCAAATTAAATGAAGATGGTGGACATTATTGGATAGTGAAAAAGGCTTCAGATAGGGCCATTATGCGGATGTTGAAAAAGGAAACTGATGAGGTTCAATATATAATTTTAAATCCTGAACCCACAAGTGTGGGGAATGTTCTCAAGGCAAGGCAAGACCTCTATGATTATATTCATGCTCTCGCAAAATGTGTTTGGGAAAAAACTGGTGGAACAAAATCAATCAATAAAGTATTTAAGATTGTATATGCTCTACCACAACTTCGTGACGCAGAAGATATGTCTAAACCAATTATAATGGATAAATTGGATGACTAAACTAAACAAACACGATTGCGAAATGAACTTATGTAACTTCTCAGATATACGACATATCTTTGAGGACTTTCATTATAGGAAAGGACACATGGGCGGCGGTATCAGTGTATGTTTTGCAATGCTTCTGAATAACAAATTAGTTGGTGGTAGTGTTCTTGGAAAACCACGACACGAAAGTAAATACAACAACTGCATTGACATCAGAAGAATGGCATGTTTAGACGAAGCGCCACACAATAGTGAGAGTTGGTTTCTTGGAAGTATAATAAAGTATCTCATAGCAAATACTAACTACGATAATGTTTTGTCTTATTCAGATTTAACCCAAGGTCATATTGGCACAATATATAAAGCAACAAACTTTACGGAGTCTGGAAAGACAGCACCAACAAAATATATCGAATGGAAAGATAAGATATATCATATGAGGTCATTGACAATTGATAGACCATATTCATATGAAATGAGAAAAGCGGTCAAAGATGGAACAGCAATTATAAAAACAGGTAAACCAAAAATAATATGGTTATACGACCTGAAAAAGAGAAGAAGAAATAGAAGAAGTGAAGTGTTTTTGAAGACCTACGGTCGGACAACATTAGAGGAGTTCTTCCAATGAACAAATATCATATAGAATATAAGGTGACACTATTTATTATAGAGGTTCTAAACAAAGAACTAGAAACAAATAGAAATCGACTAACAGAATTAATAAAAGACAAAAAATCTAGTGCAGGAATATACCAAAAAACACTGGACTTTTGTGAGAAAATAGAGTATGCTATACAACAGATGAAGGAGTTAAAATGAGTGATTTTTTAAAGAGTATTATTAAAAGTTCAGGTAATGAATATGCAGGTGTGGTCGCCGATGGAATTGAGGGAAGCGATGTCACTGGGTTCATTGACACTGGTTCATATGCTTTCAATGCTTTGTTATCTGGTTCCCTTTATGGGGGAATTCCAAACAACAAAATTATTGCATTAGCAGGGGAATCTGCTACAGGTAAAACTTACTTTGCACTTGGTATGTGTAAGAAGTTTCTTGATGATAATCCAGAAGGCGTAATTCTTTACTTCGACACAGAGCAAGCAATTACTTCTGGTATGATTAAAGATAGAGGAATGGACCCAAACCGAGTTGCAATCTTTCCTGTTGCCACGGTTGAGTCTTTCAGGCACCAAGCAATTAGTATTGTTGACAAATATATTGAAACCAAAGACACCAAACCTGTTTTAGTTGTTTTAGATTCACTTGGAATGCTTTCCACCGAAAAGGAAATGACAGATACAGCAGAAGGCAAATCTACAAGAGACATGACTCGCGCCCAAGTTATCAAAGCAACATTCCGTGTTCTTACACTTAAGTTGGGTAAGGCCGGAATTCCTTTAGTGATGACCAATCATACCTACAGCATTATTGGTGCGTATGTTCCAATGAAAGAAATGGGTGGTGGTTCAGGTTTGAAATACGCCGCTTCCACAATTGTTTAACTTTCAAAGAAGAAAGAGACGGATGGAACGGATATTATTGGTGGTATTATTAAATGTAAATTGTTCAAAGGAAGATTGACAAAGGAAAATAAGGAAGTTGAAGTGCAATTGAATTATGATACTGGTCTCAATCCACATTATGGTCTGGTGCCAATTGCAATTAAGTATGACATCTTTAAGAAGGTTTCTACTCGCATTGAACTTCCTGATGGTAAGACAGCATTTGAAAAAACCATCAACAACGACCCAACTAAATACTTTACAGAAGATGTCATGAACCAATTGGAACTCGTAGTAGCAAGAGAATTTAAATATGGAAATATCACGGAAGAGGAATTGGATGTCGAACCGAGTGGCGAATAATATTCAAATACAAGGAAATGAAGGTAGTATGATGTTTTTTGAAAAACTGTGCAAAAGGTTTGCACAGAGACCAGAAGATAAACTATCTCAAATTCCTGCCGTCCTTTGGAAGAATTCACACAAAGGAACTTTTGCATGGAGTTATAAAAACATGAAATGCAAATGGGCCGTTGTGGAGAAAACAGGAATGGACTACATTATAATTCTCTCAGGAAAAAAGCCTGCAACAGGTATTCAAGAAAGATTATTTAAGACCGTAAAAAAGATTGACCCAAAGGTCGTTATAATTAACGAATACGAAGACACCAACTACGACTATGTTGGAACAAGAATTTTATATGGTGAATATGATATAGAAGAATGGGTTAGTAAAGAAGAAATAAAAAGTATAGACACAGGTGTAGATGTGTGCTATAATATATTATTAGAAATGAAAGCGGCCGCAAGGTATCGTGCAGAAGGACGATTATCTGAAATCATTGCAATAGAAAAAGGAGATTATGATGCCGATTAAATATGATTATGTTCCAGATGAAAACGATTCCACTCTGGAATGTATAAAAATTATGGAAGGGAAGTATGAAGGTCTAGTATACCAATACGGAACAGTTTCCTTTAATGAGAATGAAAAAAACGATGATGCTTCTATGCAGTTTAATTACAGAACCATCAAAGATGTTGAGGATAAAGACCCAGACGAAATTCAACAGATTCTTGGTGACATTCTAGTAGATATTTTAAACGAACATGTAGACGAAACCAACGATGATTCCTCTATTAAACTCAGTGAAGTTGAAGACAATAGTGTGCTAGAAAAACAAATATCATCTGTAAAGATAAAGGCGCAAGAAGAACGAAATGACAGCGATTGACAGTAGCATAGAAACATTAATTCTTAGTAATTTAATTCACAATTGTGATTATGTTAGGCGTGTGATACCATTCATTAAAGGCGAGTATTTCACCGAAAATAAACACAAAATGATATACAAGGAGATTTTAGAATTCACAACAAAGTATAGTTCTCCTCCTAGCAAAGAAGCAATAATTATTTCTTTGGGTAATGATAAGACACTAAATCAAAATGAATTTAATGATGCTATCTCGTATGTGAATGAATTGCCTCTTGTCGAAGAACAAGAAATTACTTGGTTGGTAGATAGAACTGAGCAGTTTTGTAAAGAGAAGGCAGTATATAATGCAATCATGGAATCGATTCATATCATTGATGGCCGCTCAAAGACAAAGACAGAAAATGCAATCCCATATATTCTTTCTGATGCCCTGTCGGTTTCATTTGATACGCACGTTGGCCACGATTACATAGAAGACTCAACCGAACGATTTGATTTCTATCACAGAGTTGAATCAAAAATCCCATTCGACTTAGATTTCTTCAATACAATTACAGGTGGTGGGACTCCACGAAAAACACTCAATATAGTAATGGCAGGAACTGGTGTTGGTAAGTCTTTGTTTATGTGTCATCATGCCGCCAACTGTTTAGTTCAAAATAAAAATGTATTGTATATCACATGTGAAATGGCAGAAGAACGAATTGCAGAACGCATTGACGCAAACATAATGAATATTACTATGGATGAACTTAAAGAATTACCAAAGCAAGTATATGAATCAAAGATTCGAAAAAATACTTCGGGAATTTCTGGAAAGTTAATCATCAAAGAATACCCAACTGCCTCTGCAAATGTTAATCATTTTAAGGCACTTCTTGATGAATTAAAAATGAAAAAGAAATTCATTCCAGATATCATTTTCATTGATTACCTGAATATTTGTTCTTCGGCGAGACTAAAACAAGGAAGTAGTGTTAACAGTTACACATTCATCAAATCGATAGCAGAAGAGTTGCGGGGTTTGGCTGTGGAAAATGATGTTCCAATCTTTAGTGCAACACAAACTACTAGAAGTGGGTTTTCAAATACCGATGTCGGACTTGAAGATACTTCTGAATCATTTGGTTTACCCGCAACAGCAGATTTTATGTTCGCTTTGATAGCGACAGAAGAATTAGACGAACAGAATCAAGTATTGGTAAAACAATTAAAAAATAGATACAACGATACTGTATTGAATAGGAAATTTATACTTGGTATCAATCGTGCAAAGATGAAATTATATGATGTCAATACCGAAGAACAGGATAATTTATCACAATCCAACCAAACCACAGAAATGGATTTCGGTAGTGGTTTCGGCCCAGACACTAAAGAGAAATTTTCAGAATGGAAAGTGTGAATGAGTATATTCATTGATAAGAAATTCATTAATATGGTGTCCCCACAACTTGATAGGTTTGCTTGGAAGAGAGACAATCTTGCCAATTGCAGATGCCCGATATGCGGAGACTCATCAAAGAAAACTACCAAAGCAAGAGGTTATTTTTTTGTTAAGGGCAATGATTTTTTCTATAAATGTCACAATTGTGGTATAGGACACAACCTATATAATTTTTTAAAAGCAATAAACCCTTCTCTCTGCAAAGATTATTCGTTAGAACAATATCGTAATGGGGAAAATGGGAAATCTACTCACAAGAAAATAGAGGAAAAAGATTTGTTCAAATTCAAAGACGATAAACCAATATTCAAAAAGAAAGATGAAGTATTAGATACGATAGAGTGTATCAAGGACTTACCTAAAGACCATATTGCTGTTCGATTCGTAAATATACGCAAGATTCCAAAAGAACATTGGGGATTGCTATATTACGCTGAAGACTTTGGTTCTTTTGCCAAAGAACTCGACCCAACAATTTTATCAATGGGGAAGGAAGAACGATTAGTAATTCCATTCTTTAACAGTCATGGTCATGTTGTTGGATGCCAAGGTCGTTCATTAATTATGCAGGATGAAATGAATGCAAGAGAAACCTTGAAATATATTACTGTT